ATAACGATGATGCAGGAAAGCAAGGAGCTAAAAAGATATATGATCAATGCTCAAACATGTATCGTGTATATTTCCCTGAGTTTTCAGGAAATGATATAGGCGACATCAATGTTGATGTTGTTACGAAAGATATTAAACCCTTAATTAACCAAATAGGAGAACTTTACAATGAGTGATGAAACAACGGAAGTTCAAGAAGGTAACATTAATTATTCTCAACTACTATTACAAGCGGTAGAAAGTCATTTTGTTGCTAAAAAAAGCAAGGCATTGGCTAATTTAAATAATTATCTACAACATCCAGCGGCTATTGGAGAACACCCCGATCTAGTTGAAGAAACAATTAAATTATTTGAAGATGTATCACATGCAGATGGAGTATTAAGCACTATTAAAAGGATTACACAATAATGCCAACACAAATTCTGGGATTTGCAGGAAGAAAACAAGCAGGTAAGGATACCGCTTGTAATTTTATTTTAGCTACTAAAATAGCAGAGCTTGGCATATGTAAAAGTAGTAGATTAACAAAAGACGGTACAATAGAAGTAACAGATATATTTGATGAGTCGCCATCAGGAAAAGACTGGATATCATTTAGAAGTCCTGATGTGGATATAGACAACTTATTTGATAATGAATTAGGTAAGTATATTAAAATCTATTCTTTTGCATATAAACTTAAACAGTTGTGCGTGGATATATTAGGTCTTGATGAAAAGCTTGTATTTGGAAATGATAAGCAAAAAAATACTCAAACTCATATAGAGTGGAAAACTGTAAAAGGCTCATCAAATACTAATAAATACATGACCGTTAGAGAGGTATTGCAATATGTAGGGACTGATATGTTTAGAGGTCTAGATCCCAGCGTTTGGGTGAATGCATGTTTAAATCAGATTAAGAGTGAACAACCAGAACTTGCTCTTGTATCTGATGTTAGATTTGAAAATGAAGTAAGAGCTATCCAAAGCGCTGGAGGTTTCGTAGTAGGATTAAATAGAAATCCTTTTAAACAAGAAACTGACCAACATGTTAGTGAAGTTTCTGCTCAAAAATGTTTAGATTTATGTGATACGATTATTAAAAATGATACTCTATCCATCCCTGAACAAAATAAAGAAATTTATTTTGCAATTAAACATTTAGATAATATACCGGAAATATTAAAATAGGAGTGATAATTATATATGAGTTCGCTTAATACGTTAATTGTAGATTGTGATGGTGTCATTGCTGATAAAACCTACGGAGGAGACTATTATAAAGCTCCACCCTTAACTTATGGGATTGAACAAGTAAATAAACTTTATGACATGGGGTTTACGATTACTTTATATACAGCAAGATATTGTGATAGAGCTAAGGGAAATCTACACTTACAATATGAACAAGGTTATAAAGAATGGACCGATTGGTTAAGCAAGTATGGTGTTAAATATCATCATGCTTTTATGGGTAAGCCCGCAGGAGTTATGTATATTGACGACAAAGCTGCAAGGGTTGAAGGTGACAATCAAGTTGGATGGGATCAAGTATGGCGAGAAGTAGATAATTTACACGGACGCGATCAATATGGGAATAAAGTATGATACCAGTAGTCTATTTTAGATCGTCATCGTTTAATTGTCATCGGTTTTGTCCGATGCAATACTATCTAGAATATACTTTAGGTTGGAGAGGACCATCTAACAAGAAAGCTGATAAAGGCACTATAGTCCACAAGGTTTTGGAAATTTGCGCTGTTGCCAAAAAAGCTTTGCAAGACGGTAAGAAGATTATTACTGATGAACATATAGGTCGTGTTAGCACATGTAATTATAAGCCTGAATATTTAGATAAAATAACAGCAAGGGTTTATGAGTACTATACAAGTCGCATCCACCACCATCAATGGAGTGAAAAAGACGCTAAAGATTGTCAGAAATGGGTGTGGAAAGCGTTAGAGTATAACGATGGAATGTTTGACCCCAGAAACAGAGACGTGGTTGATGCAGAACCACATTTTGATTTTTCAATAAAACAAGACTGGGCAAATTATTCTTATGACATTGGTGACGAAAAAATTGAAGGATGTCTGAGTTTAAAGGGTACAATAGACTTAGTAACACGACTTGACGAAGACACGATTGAAGTGATTGATTGGAAAACTGGAAGACGATTAGATTGGGCTACGGGAAAAGAGAAAACACAGGCAAGCTTGTTCAAAGATCCACAGTTACGAATTTATCACTATGCAGTCAAACAGATGTATCCTGATGTATCATCATTCATTATAACAATATTTTTTATTAATGATGGAGGAGCCTTTACATTAAATTTCCAAGATGAAGATTTAAAAGACACAGAAAGAATGTTAAAGAATAAGTTCGAGTTTATTAAAGAAACAGACGATCCAAAAATCATACGACACCTCGATCCTTCACAGTCATGGAAATGCACAAAACTTTGTCATCAAGGAATGAGTACGTTTGAAGACACGAATGTTAGATCAATTAAAGAACACAGACCTAGACAAAAAACTCCTCATGGAGAACCGATGACTAAGTGTGAACAAACCAGATATATGATTAAAAAATATGGTATTGATTGGGTTACCCAAAATATTGCACATCCAGACCATGTTATTGGAACTTATCAAGCACCGGGAGAAGTGTAAGCGGGGTCTTGAGTCGCCGTTATAACTAAGTTTTTCTTGTCTTTTTCTTACGTTCAACTCAAGTTGAGTCAAAAACAAGACATTGCCAAGGAGATAAAATGATAGAAGTTAAAATTACACCACAAATGAAAAAACGAGCGTGGGCCAAGGCTAGACAAATGGGTAGGCTAAGGAATTCTATCACTCATGGCAAAGGAAACATAGCGGGGTTTTTGGGGGAAGAGGTTGCTAACGCACTTATTAAAGGTAAAATTAGCAACACATACGACTATGACATCTTATATAAAAACATCAAATATGATGTTAAAACCAAAAGATGTACGTCGCCCCCAAAACCCTTTTATGAATGTTCTGTAGCAGCGTATAATACCAAACAAAAATGTGATAGGTATGTCTTTGTAAGAATAGAGTGGGTCAGAGGTCAATGGGGAAGGGCATGGGTGTTGGGATGGTTGGAACATGAAGAATATTTTGAAAAATCTAAAAAACTAAACAAAGGAGAAACCGACGTTTCTAACGGCTTTTTAGTTAAGGCAGATTGTTACAATGTGGCAATTAACGAATTACGACCTTTCAGGAGAAGGAAATGACCTATGTACCTTTGCATGTCCATTCTGAATATAGTTTGTTGGATGGGCTTTCTCAAACACATCAGATTTCAAAACGAATCTCTGATATCGAAACAAACGTTTGTGCGCTAACAGACCATGGTAGTGTGTCAGGTGCTGTTGATTTTTCTAGAACGTTAACTAACGCTTCTCAAAAACCTATTCTAGGCTGTGAGTTTTATATTTGTTTCAATAGCGCTCAAGAGAAAAGCCAAGAAAACCGAAAATTAATTCATCAAGTTATTTTAGCAAAAAATCTACAGGGCTGGAAAGATATTTTAGGTCTAGTATCACAATCAAACCATCCAGACCAGTTCTATTATAAGCCACGTATAGATTTTGATCAGCTTAAACAAGTTGCACATAAAGGTAATTTAGTCTCTTTTAGTGGTCACTTAGGATCATATTTAGGTAAGTTAGCAGAAGAAAATGAATCGGATGATTTAATTTGCACCGCTGCCTTGAGAATGCAAGAAATTTTTGGAAAAGATAACTTTTTTATTGAAATACAATTAATTGATTCTGACAACAATGAAACCTCAAGAGTTACGGCTGAAAAATTACGTCAGATTTCTATCAAAACTGGCATCCCTTGTGTTGCTACTCCCGACGCACATTATGCCACTAGAGAGGCCGCAGAAGACCAACAGATACTCTTATGCACGTCCTTAAAAAAAACCATAGGACAAGTTCAACGAGAATTAAAAGAAGGCAAATCCAAGTCTCTAGAATGCTTTTTTTCTTCAAATAATTTCCATATACCATCGTATGAGGAAATGAAACAATACCATACTGATGAAGAATTAGCCAATACTGTTTTAATCGCAGATATGTGCGAGCCGTACAATATTTTAGGTCCACCCAATCCACCAGAGTTCAAATGTCCGTCTGGGTATTCTCCCAAAGAATATTTAAGATATATTTGCAAAATGGGATGGGCACAAAAAATGCAGCATGTTAATAAAGATAATCCTAAATTTCCACAATACGG